CCCGATTGTGGATGTAAAATCAGTCATAGACGTGGAGAGTGGACAGATCATTCCATCAGAGTCTTACTCTTTTTCTGATACTGGGGAAATCGGAGTGTTGTACAGGGATGGGGGGTGGGCGGACCGGACATTTTTAGGTGGGCTGGCAAATGATAGGGTGGCCCCCAAACGTTACCTGAAAGTGACTTATACAGCTGGTTACATACTTCCGAAAGATGGGGCGGATCATAGTGCATCTGACCTGCCATTCGACTTACAATATGCCGTATGGCAAATGGTTCAGCAACAATGGAATCTGTCACACAATGGTGCAAACGGTTTGTCTGCATTTACCATCTCAGATGTAAGCTGGACCTTTGATAAAGAACTAAACACACAAGTACAGAATGTAATTGAACAGTACCGGAGGTGGGCATAACGGAAGCGAAAGACGAGATATCCCCGGAGATGGAACGGATTATCCGGGAGCTTAAGAGACTGGAAGAAATGTCCATCCATATCGGGATTCAAGGGCAACCCGGACGCGATGAGTCGGGAATGGAAAGGGAAGGGGCGCCGGCAGATATTCTGACCATTGCAAATGTCAATGAATTTGGCGCGACCATCAAGGCTAAAAATGTAAAGAACCTGGCTATCCCGATTGCTAAAAAAGCAATCGGGAAAAGCCCACTGGATTTTCCCGGACTATTCTTTCTGCGTTCCAGGAATGGTTATCTGTTTGGATGTATCAGTAAGAAGCGAAAGGGAACATCCCCAAAAAAGAAAAGCAGTCCAACAGACAGCAAACCCAATAAGCATGGTCCATCCAAAAAACAGATTCCGAAAAAAACAGACGATATTGAATTCTTATTTATCCTGATGGAATCCACTTCCATTCCGGAGCGTAGCTTCATCCGTGCCGGATATGACAACAACAGAAGGACGATTGAGGATATAACAACAGCTGCCATACAGAATATTATATTTAGCGGATGGGATGCGGAGAAAGCGGCAAATAACATTGGAATGGGTGTGGTAGGCATCATCCAAATGTACATGAATCAGCCGTTTAATTTTAAAAAGAAGAGCAGCATTACAAAAGCGGTATCTAACTGGCCGGATAATCCCCTTATCGAAACAGGGCGTCTCCGTAATTCAATTACTTACAGCATAGAAGGAGGAACATAGAGTGAATAGTTATTGTTTTGGAAGCGCCCAGCCGATGATACCGGAGGGACTTATGCATGAAATGTATGAAATTAAGTCTGGTGCTGTATTTAGCCAGGAAGATGGCGGCCAATGGGTTCCAGGAGAAGATGAACGTATTCCGTTCAAAGGCGTACTTTTACCGGTTAGCAACAAGGACTTGGTGCGGGACATTGCCGGGGTGTTTACGCAGTATTCCGAAAAAATATATACCAATGGACATACCCTCAAAGTCGGGGCGCAGGTGGAAGATTTTGGCGGAATGCGATATACGGTCACCCAGGAACTGGGATACAATTCTCTGCACCCGCTCAAACGCTACTTGGTGGAACGGAAAGGAAAGGCAGCTAAAAAATGAAATTCAAATATATTAGGAACATGGTCACAAATGGATTAAGCAATTACCTAAAGGTGCCGGTTGTTCTGGCAAGTCAAGTGGAGCCAGAGCAGGATTATCCGTTCATCATTTATTCCGTTACAGCCCCTTATATACCGGAAAATACATTAGGGGAATATCGGCAGGGCGGAGACGGGGAAGAGATACGGAGAGAACAACCCACATGTACATGGTCCTTTACAGCCTGCAGTGCAAACCGTAGAACACCGTCCGGTTTTATACTGGGAGAAGATGAAGCCATGGAACTGGCGAATCAGGCTCTTGGATGGTTCCTGCACGCAGGATACGAATATACGTCCGGGAACGGAATTACCATTGTGAACACAGGAAACGTACAGGAGCGGAGCGTTCTGGAAGTGGATGAGGCGGTCAGAAGGTATGGGTTTGACGTGACCATCCGATATATCAGAGAGGACAACCGGATGATTGCCACCATACGGAATGCAGCAACCATTGAGCAGAAAGGAGACACACATTGAGCAAAGATGTAGTAGTTGTGGTGACACTTGAGGATGTGCCACAGTCCATGGACACCCTTGATATTCTCTTGATTTCTACAGCAGGTGAGAAAGCGGGAAAAACCTATACAGATTTAGAGGAAATCAAGAAGGATTGGACAGATTCCAGTATTGTGTATAAAAAGGCAGCAGCCTTATTTAACCAGGGAAATGCCATACCTGCGCCGGAAAAATTAATCAGGAAGGTAACTATTGTAGGAGTTGCGCAACCGGAAACAGCCAGTGCATTGGTGGAAGCGATTAAGGCATATCAGGAGGAGAACGATGACTGGTATATTTTCCTGACTGACCAAACGGATGATACCTACCTGGAGGCTTTGGGAAATTTCGCAGCGGGAAGTGAGCCGACAGAAGCGGAACTGTCATCGGGGGTGGAGGACCACAGGAAGTTATACATTGCTCAGACGAACAATAAGGAGTATGCAGTCAGTACTGCCCGGACTGTGATAGTATATACCAAGGATACGAATGAACATGCGGATGCAGCATGGCTGGGGGCTGTTGGTCCTTGGTATCCGCAATCAGTTACATGGAAATTCAAGATGCCGGCAGGAATTTCGGTCCCAACGCTGACCACTTCAGAAGTCACAGCCCTGGAAACAAACCACGTGAATTTCGTAACCAGTGAATATAAAAAGAATTACATCAAAAATGGCATCTGCATGGATGGGGAATGGATTGACGCAGTGCTTGGAGCTGATTGGATTGCGAAAAGGATGAGGGAAAAACTCTATGATATCTTCATGGGAAATCCCAACATCCCTTATACAGATGCCGGTTTCACTACGGTATCAGCAGGTGTATTTGAGACATTAGAAGAGGCAACTGGATATGCAATTATAGCAGAGAACCCAGAATCCGGAGCGGGCATCTATAACGTGTCCGTACCTAAACGGTCTGAGGCAACGGACCAGCAGGCAGCTTCCAGGCAGATGCCGGACATTTCGTGGGAGGCCCAGCTCGGAGGGGCCGTGCATGGAGTTAAAGTCAAAGGTACTCTGAAAGTATCGCTTACATAAACGGGAGGTAAGAAGAATGGTAACAAGTTATGATCCCAAAAAAGTGAATGTTAATGTGGATGGAACAACCCTGACGGGATTTGCCAGTGATGGTATTATCACGGTATCCAAAAGTGAAGATGCTGTTACGCCGAATGTGGGAGTACAGGGTGATGTGGTATATGAAGAGAATGCCAATGAAAGCGGGACGGTCGCAGTTACACTGCAGCAGACATCCTCATCATTGCAAAAGCTCAGGAACCTGGCATCAAACCGGAAACGATTTGCTCTAACAATTTCAGATGCCAACGACGACGCACCTGCCAACGTTAGCGGTTCAGAGTGTCGCATCTTAAAAGAACCGGATGTAGTTAGAGGAAAGAATACAAGCACGGTGACAGTCAATATCTATGTGCCTAATCTTAAAATCAGGCAGTAACAATGTCGATGGAATGGCCACAGCGTCCAAAGGGACTAACAGAAAGGAGCTATAGAAAATATATGGCAAAGCAGAAAAAGGTAACAGTAAACGGAACAGAGTATACATTGCAGAGCGTTTCGCCCACATGGTATTTCAATCACAATGATGAATGTGGAATGACTGGAGGGAAGAGGAAAACGGTAAATTACATAGATGGCCTGATTAAGAATATCGTGATTTCACCGAAGGAAGTGAGCACCCAGGGGATATCATACTTTGAAGAGGCAGAGGATATATCCACTCCGGAGAAGCTTATGACTGAAATTGAATCCTTTCTTAGAGGATGAAAAGGATATCGGGAAGGCACAGATTCGGGCGATACGCAACCAGGAGTTTTGGTCGCTTGTTTTTAGCACAGGGAAAATCGCATATACAGAATGGTGTAATATGTGCTTGTCGGAGTATTATGAAGCCAGGGAAGCCTATATCAACTATAATGAGAGCTTAAAGAGCAATCAGTGACCAATGTCGCGATTGCTCTTTTCTTTTAGGAGGGATGAAACTTGGAGGACAAGCGGAACCTGACCATGGGAATTCGAGTTTCAGCTACGGATACCATTGGACAGTTGACCAAAATAATGGAATCCATAGATGAAATTAAAGAAGGATTCCAAAAAGCAGAGGATAAAGCAGAAAAATTCGGAAGTGAGGCCGCCGAGAGTGCCGGGACATTGGCCCACGGGATGCAGGATGCCAGACAGGAAACATCAAAGGTAGCCACCTCTATGGATAAATTGTCAGATTCAGGGGATAAGGTAGAGAGTTCGGCCAAAGGCGCTAGAAGGGCGCTTGAGAACATGGGGAGCGCAGCATCGAAAAGTGCAACCGAGGCGAGGAAGGACCTGAATAATGCCAGCGATGCAGCGGATGAATTCAGAAAAGAAATCAATAAAACATCAGAGGCAGGAGAAGACGCTTCGAATACTTATCGAAGTATGGGGGCAGAGGCGGATGGATTCGGTTCTGCTGCTGCTCGTTCTGCTGCAAAAGCCTTAAAAGAAACCAATTCTCTTGGAAAGGCCGTAAAGGCAGGATTCCAGGGAGCATATGGATTTGCAGGAAAACAGGCAGAACAGTTTGCCAATAAGGCCAGAGACGGGTTGGAAGAGCTGGAGACGGCCCTTAAGAATCCAATCCAAACAATCAAAAATAAGCTGGTGGATGCCCTGGAAAAGGCAGGGAAGAAAATTAAGGATACCGGGGATAAATCCGATGAAACAGGTGATGACTTAAAGCACATGGGAAATGACGGAGAATCAGCCGGGACAAGAATCAAAGATGCCGTAGGAGGGGCTGTAAAATCATTTTTTGCTATTTCTGCAGCCATTGAAATTGTGAAGGCGGGTATCGAGGCGGCAAAACAGCTAGGATCTGCCATCAAGGATGCAGGAATTGCTTCGGAGCAGACAGGAGCAAAATTTGGAGCTATGTTCTCGGCAGATTCAGGTGTGCAGGAGTGGGCCGATAATTTTTCAGATGCCATCCACCGGAGCAACACTGAAGTGCAAGGCTTCCTTGTTTCGAATAAGGCCATGTACCAGGAGATGGGAATTACCGGGACAGCGGCAGAGGACCTATCTAAAATCACCACATCACTGGCCTATGATTTTGGAACAGCCTTTTCGCTGGATGATGCAGAAGCCCTATCAGTCGTACAGGACTATCTAAAAGGCAATACGGAAGCGATGGCTGAGTTTGGGATGCAGATTGATGATGCGGCCTTGAAACAGTCTGCCATGGAGATGGGACTGGGAAAGAATATTGACGCATTGGATGAAGCTGCAATGGCACAAGTAAGAATGAATGCATTATTGCAAAATAGTACGGAAATCCAGCAGGCAGCGACTAAAAAACAGGAAGGATATGCGAACAACATCAAGAGCTTGAAGGGCATCTGGAGTGACTTCCTTTCTGGAGCTGCATCAAAGTTTGCGCCTGTGTTTACAGAACTTACAAATACAATCATGGCATCATGGCCACAGATTGAACCAGCCTTACTGGGCATGATAGATATGCTTAGCAATGGATTTGCAGCAGGAGTGCCGGTCATCATGGATTTGGCAACAGGCGCACTGCCGGGACTGATATCGACATTTGGTGAACTGATGTCGGCTGCCGCACCCATAGGAGGAGTTCTGCTCGATATGGCAACCACTGCACTGCCGCCGCTCATGGCTGCCGTGACACCACTTATTCAGACATTTAGTACATTGGCTCAAACTGTGCTCCCGCCGGTTTCTAGGATTATTGGAAGCATTGCAACCACAGTGGTGCCGCCATTGGTTAACATACTTAAATCCTTGAGCGACAATGTAATCGCACCGCTTATGCCACATATTGAGAGTATTGCAAATGCAATCCTGCCGGCATTATCTGCGGGACTGAAGATTATACCACCTATATTATCAGCCATCTCCCCTGTTCTGAGTGGAATTTCAGGGGTCCTCTCGAACGTGGTAGGATTTCTGGCAAAAATTATGGAATGGGCAGCAAATGGATTAGCAAGCCTGCTGGAAAAGATTGCTGGTCTGTTTGGTGGCGGCTCAAAGGCGGCGGCCTCAGCCGGGGCAAATATTCCACATAATGCGGATGGAGATAATTACTTCCAGGGAGGATGGACGCACATCAATGAACGCGGAGGAGAAATTGCCTATCTGCCATCTGGATCAACCATCGTTCCAGCGGACAAGAGCGAACAGATAATCGCAGGCGGGAGACAGCAGGGTATAAAAAACGATGTGAATTTTAATCCGACTATCAGGATAGAGATTCTTGGTGGCAGTAACGAGGGAACGCCTGGAATGATGGAGGACCTCAAACAGACAGTCAAGGAACTATATCAGGAAATGCAGGAAGAACATTTCGCGAACCTGGCAATCCAACAAGGAAATGCGTAAGGAGGTATCAGATGGCATATAGAATCACAGGAAGAAAGACCGGGACTGTAAAGTTCCAGCCGGCTACAGGCACTATCACCCAGGAGACCATGACGAAGAGTAGCAAGATGACCTCCAATGCCATTGAAGGAGGAAGCACCATTGAGGACCATGTAAGCCTCAATCCGGAACAGTTCCAGATTGCAGGAGTGGTAGTAAGAAACTGTGGATCCTACAAATCCCAACTGGATTACATGTGGAGGAGCCGGGATTTAGTAACTTACGTCGGAAAGTTCCGCGTGACGGATTATATCATTATCAATCTGCAAATGAAGAACCTTCCGTCAAATAAGAAAGGGTTTGCATTTACTGCGACATTACAGAAAGCGAATATCGTATCAGGACAGTATGTAGAATTAGGACAGGCACTCCTTATGAGTCAGCAGGACAAGGGAGAAAAAAGCAAGGGTACCGGCCAGGCAGAGGCCATCAAGGCAGCCGGGCTTAAAACAAAGGTAAGCGAACAGATTAGTCAAAGCTCATACGCATCCTATGTAAATTCCTACAATGGAAAAAGCAGTGCAGGACCAAATCAACGAAAGACTACGAGCTTTAACGGAGTATAAAAGAAAAGAGAGTGACTGGGATGACCAATGAACTACAGACAATGGGGTTGACGTCAGAAGTTGAATATATACCTGTGGATGCATCAATGGTACCGTATACGTTTTCTGTCAAACTTGATGACCGCACATATTTCATGACAATTAAATATAATGACCCGGGAAGTTTCTTCACGATAGACTTGGCCTTAATGGCGACGGGAGAGGTGTTGTGTTATGGGGACCCTGTAAGATATGGAAGACCTATGTTTAACTCCATCGAAGACGCAAGGTACCCGATTCCGGTCATTGTACCATATTGTCTGACTGGAGAGGTTAATGAGGTAACATACGACAATTTTGGAAATGAGGTGAAGCTGTACCTGCATGAGAGGAGGACGGACTGATGGCATTTTTTATTCGTTCCGCTTCCCTTCAGATAGGGCCGCTTAAATACAGTATGAATGACGGATTTTACTTCGAATTCGAGGTTCCCTTCCATGATTCGGAGCAGCTAACAACTGCTTCATTTACAGTAAACAATTTGAATGCGACATCCCGTGCAGGAATCCAAAAGAACCAGGTCGTGATACTTAATGCGGGATATGAGGACGACATGGGCGCTCTGTTTGTTGGTCAGGTGACGAGCTGCAATCACCGACAGAATGGAGTAGAGTGGCAGACGAAGATTACTGCCACTGCGGCCTTGGACCAGTGGCTCAATTCTGTAATCAATAAGACCTATACTGAAGGAAGTCGGGCAGAGGACATTGTACGAGACCTGCTCAATATTTTTGGACTGGAGGTTGGGGCCTTCCAATTAGTCAAGAATACACTTTATCCGCGTGGACGAGTGTGCTCTGGAAAGCTCAAAGATATACTAACAGAAATTGTGATAAACGAATGTAAATCAAGATTTCTTATACGTTCAAATCAGGTTATTATCAATAATCCAGCAGATGGGGTAAATAAGGGATACCTACTTACGCCAGATGCAGGATTACTGTTCCGGTCCGAGGATTCGGATGTCACTATGATAGAAGCTCCAGAAACAAAGGAGGTTTCGAAAGAGAAAAAGGCATTTGAAGAGAAGACATGGAAACGTCAATGCCTTCTGAATTACCGTATGGGACCCGGGGACGTAATTCAAATTCAATCCCGTGATTTAAACGGCAAATTTATGATTGTGTCAGGGACGCACAAAGGTTCACCAACCGGTACGTGGATAACAGAAATTGAATTCAAGGTTGCAGGATAGGAGGATACCATGGCACGAAAAACCAATGAACTTTACAATTTGCTTGCGAATGAGAAAAAAATTATGCAGCGAATTCGATGCCACGACATTGTCAGGGTGGAAGACTTTGATGCGGTAAGAATGACCGTTACCGTAAAACCCCTGGTGCAAAGGGAGATGGCTGGGGCCTACGTTTCGCCTCCGCCAATTCTGGCCGTCAAGGTAGCTTATATACCGCTTGAAATAAAAGTGGATGGAAAAACGGCGGACGTGAATGTTCAAATCAAAAAAGGGGACATTGGAGTGGTAGCTTATCTGGACATGGATAGTGATAACTCCATCCAGACGGGAGCGGATAGCAAGCCAAACACTGATAGAATTCATTCGGGGGATGATGCGGTTTTTGTTGGAGTAATCCGGAAAGGGTGATGATATGTCTAAAACAGCATGGAAGATTGACCCGGAAACAAAGGACTTATCTTTTACAGACGAAGGAATGCTTGAAGTTCTGGAGGATGACGCTGCTATTGCACAGGGAGTAGCACTGACCTTGGGAGCCTGGAAAGGAGACTTTGAGTTGGTGCCCAGTCATGGGACAGATTACGAGCAAATACTCGGGACAGTAGTGGACGAAGAGACCACGGACGAAGTTCTACGCGAGGCAATATTTCAGGAGGAACAGATAACCACAGTGGAGAGCCTTGGCGTGACACAGGGAGAGGGTAGGAAAATGACAGTAACTTGGTCAGGACGGTTAAGCGATGGAAAAACAATAAGTATGGAGGTGAATACAGGTGGATGATGAGTGGGGCCTCACGGAAAAAGGATTTTACCGACCAACCTACACTGTGCTATTAAATGCATTGGAATATAAGGCAAGGGAGCTGTATGGAGATGGAATAATTCTTACAGTACGGTCACCACTGGGTCTATTCTTAAGAATTCTGGCATGGGTATGGAATATTCTTTTCGCATGTCTGGAGGATGTCTATAACAGCCGATTTGTGGAAACATCTGTAGGGAACAGCTTATACAATTTAGGAAAGAACATTGGAATGCACATGCTGACAGAGGGGAAGGCTTCAGGATATATTACAGTGACTGGAACATCTGGATCCACTATACCGGCAGGATTCCTGGTTGCGACAAATGGGGGGCTGCAATACACGGTTGTGGATGCCATCACTCTGTCGGAATCAGGAACAGGGCTTGCACTGATACGTGCGGTGGAGACGGGGCCGGAATACAATACAGCTGCTGGAACCGTGAAGGTAATCGTAAATCCTTCATCGGTAAACGGGGTTGAATCAATCACAAACAAGGCTGAGATATCCGGCGGACGTATAAAGGAAACAGACGCTGAGTTCCGGGCACGTTATAATAAGTCTGTGGATTATGCAGGAGGCGTCAATGCGGACGCAGTCAGAGCAGCGTTAATGAATGATGTTGAGGGCGTATCGAGTGCCTACGTATACGAGAATGATACAGACGAGAGCGACACCACGTATAACTTGCCACCACATAGTCTGGAGGCCGTGGTATATGGAGGACTGGACGAGGAGATTGCGAAAGCAATTTACTCCAGAAAGGCAGGAGGAATACAGACTGTTGGAAATAAGGCGGTCAATGTACTTACGGCTTCCGGTCAGCAGCTGGAAGTCCGTTTTTCACGGCCGACGACGAAAAAAATATATGTGAAGGTGACAGAACTTCAGACAGGTGAGGGATTTCCGGGCGAGGACAAGGTCAGACAAGCATTAATTGACTACATAGGCGGAACAACGGTCGGGGGGCTCGAAACAGGAATGGATGTCATATACATCAAGATACCGGGTATCCTTACTGCGATTCCAGGTGTGGAGGACTTTGAGCTGCAGATTGGCACGAGTATGACCTCTTATGCAAAAGAAAATATAGCAATCGGTTACAGAGAAAAGGCAATAACGGATAGCACAGCAATCAGCATAACAATGAAATGAGGTTGATGGGATGAGCTTTGCCACGCGCATGTTAGACATGCTTACCAGTGCATACATAAGGACAGATATACAAAAACTTGAGAAGTCGGAACCACCAGAGACAAATATAGGAAAACTGTTTTATCTTGCAGGATGGGGATTCGATATTCTGCAAGAGCAAACGGAAAAAGTTCGACTGTGGGATAATATTGATAAAATGCAGGGAGCCGTACTGGATAGTTTTGGAAACAATTACGGCGTGGCTCGAGGAACGGCGACAGATGAAATATTTAGAATCATGATTAGGGTCAAGATTCTTGCTATGCTTGCATCAGGTAACTTGGATACCCTTATTTTATCGGCAGCAAGTCTATTTGGAATAAAAGCAGAGGATGTCAAATGTGAGGAGGTATACCCAGCTAAAGTATATATATACATCAATGAGGATGAGCTGGACGAAGAGCATAAAAATGTGGCCGGAATTATCGCTGAGTTGATGAACCGGATTAAATCCGGAGGGATTGGAATTAGAATATTCTATCGTACTTACAGCGCACATAAGACAACTGTCTATGTTGGCGCCTCGGCTTGTCTGGCCACATTCATGAATATTCCACCAACAGCGATTAATAAAAAGACAGAAAAACAAGTAAAACTGAAGATAGGGGTCGGGACATTGCTATGTGTGACGGCATCCTATCCCGCCAGCCGATAGGAGGAATTTAAATGGCAGGAACAGTACTAACAAACAAGGGTCTTGCACTGATAACAAAATTGATGGCAGCGCAGGCCACGTTATCCTTTAGCCGTGTGGCCGTGGGGACTGGAAGGGTACCGTCCGGATATGATGCCCAGAATATGACAGGTCTTAACGAATATAAGATGGACGCAACGATAGAATCCTGCGGCGTGAGTACCGAACAGCCAGACGTGGCTTATATCGTTACACAAATCAGCTCCGTTGGCGTATCAACGGGATTTGCAATTACGGAGGCCGGGGTATTTGCCACAGACCCAGATGATGGAGAAATCCTTTATGCGTACCTGGACCTTACGCAGGATCCACAGTACATATATGCATCCACGGATGCAATCAGTAAGTTTGCGGAAATCACATTCAACGTTTTGGTTGGTTCAGTAACAAGCGTAACGGCAATTGTATCGCCAGGAGCATTAGTAAAAAAATCAGAATTTGATAATTTGAAAACAAGAGTGGAAGATGTTGAAACCCCTGAGTTTGACGCCTCTGGAACCGCGGAGGGCATAACTGATAAAACAAGCCTACTGGCCAGCTTTGTCACAAAGATGCCACTTGTAAAATTTATGCGCAATGTGGTGGCCGGATTTAAGTTGGTCTTATATTCAGGACAGATTGTCAATAACTGCGTGACAGACCGGCCGGATCTGCCGGGTTCGGCCGCACAGCTAAAGGTACTGATGGACCTTTATACTGTGCTCAATACCAAGATAGGTTCCAAGGTGGCTGTGGTGTCTTTTATAAAAAGCAGCATCCCCATTGCTGCCGGTGCCGACTTTTTTGCCTATATTCCAATCGACATAGATACTACGGATGCTATATGGGTCTTTCCTGTTCTAACAGACGCGCCTGGAGACAATTGCACCAAGGTTAATATAAGCACCTGCGTATGGCAGGACGCATCCAAACAGATATATGTTAATGGATGCAACCTGGCATCTGGTGCAGCAAATATAAGCCTTGCTGGCGTACTGATAGCGATTAGATAATCCCAATAATTTTAGTTATCGGAATGTCAGATGTTGAGATTGTGCCAGCACAGTATCTTGTATTATTCGTAAGCCGGATCGTATTGCCATTCCGGATTACTGAGAAGGTATCTATGTAAAGGGCGCTATTAGCCAAATACGTGAAAGTCAAGATTGAATCACGCCATACCGAATGGGCGCCGATGCTATTATGGAATATCAATACTCTGTAATTGCTACAATCCGGGACATCCTCTGGGGTGGTAAAAAAGCTGCTTCCCGTCCAGAGTATCTTACCATAATTATCATTCTTGGTATTGAGCACAACAAGCAACTCGTAAACCGGGCCCCGCAAGGGCCTTTTTATAATTCAAAAAAAGGAGTGAATCCATGGAAAAAATCAGAATTGGAAAGGAAGAACGACGGTATGAAATCAGCAGCATCCGGCCAGAATCTGCAAACGTCCTGGAAATCGTCTTTTCCGGCGCAATCCCGGCCATATGGGGCGACATTACAATCTATACAGATGATGGTACAGAGGCCACCACCCTGCACGGCTATGAGACAGTGTGGAAGCAGGGAGGAAATAGGGTATGGTTATCCAACGACGGAAGTGTTTACACACCTCCAGTCCCTCCGGAGCCAGCGGTACCACCAGAACCATATGTGCCGACACTGGCAGAGGTTCAAGACAACAAAAAGGCCGAGGTAAATGCGGCCTGTGAGGCCATGATTGTATCAGGGGTTAATGTAACATTGGCGGATGGAACAGTGGAGCATTTTGATCTAAAGGAGCGCGACCAGCTCAACCTATTTGGCAAGCAGATACAGGTCAACGCAGGATTGGAGAGCATCGAATACCATACCGACACCACTCCTACAACCAACTGTAAGTACTACAGCAACGCAGACATGCAGTCCATCATCCAAGCGGCCATGTGGCACGTCAGCTACCATCAGACGTACTGCATCAGTCTCAAGGTATGGATTGATGCCTGCGAGGCCAAGGAAGAGGTGGCAGAGATATTCTATGGTGCAGATATTCCGGAACAATATCAATCGGAGGTGCTCAAGGCATATCTTATCCAGATAGCAGCTGAGATGGGGGTGGATAATGGCACGCCGGCGAGTTTATAAGTATGTCACCTTGTGGAGCATGGGAGGACTGCTATACATACTCATGGAGGTTGCGTGGCGCGGCAGGAGCCACTGGACCATGTTTGCGTTGGGTGGCCTGTGTTTTATTGGCCTGGGACTGATTAATGAGGTCCTGCCATGGGATATGCCCTTATGGCAGCAGGTTGTGATTGGCGCCGGTATTATTACAGTGCTGGAGTTTTTGACTGGATGTGTAGTTAATTTGTGGTTGGGCTGGGGCGTATGGGATTACAGTAATAAGCCGGGTAATATCCTGGGGCAGATATGTCCGCAGTTCTTCCTGCTGTGGCTGCCGGTAAGCCTGGCTGGGATAGTACTGGATGACTGGTTACGGTATTGGTGGTGGGGCGAGGAGCGGCCGTGTTATAAAATATTATAGAAAGGTGAGGTTAATGAAAATGAAAAGAGAATATGTAATTACAGTACAGGGGGCGCTGGCAGCAGCTGGTGCCTTTTTAAGTGCGAAGCTAGGAATCCTTTATCCGGTGCTGTGCATCCTAATGGGTACGATGGTGTTAGATTACATAACCGGGATGCTGGCCAGTAAAAATGAGGCCATAGACCATCCGGGTGATGCCAGCTATGGATGGAGCTCCAGAAAAGGGGCTAAGGGTATCATTAAAAAGGTGGGATACCTGTGCGTAATTGCCGCGGCTATGGTGGTTGATTATGTGATTGTTTTTGTGTCGGCAGAGCTTGGGATGCAGATATCCGTCAAGGCCTTCTTCGGGCTCCTGGTGGCGGTCTGGTACTTACTCAACGAGTTGCTGTCCATCATTGAGAATGCCGGTCGTATGGGTGCCAATGTGCCGGAATGGCTGCGTAAATATATCGCGGTATTGAAGGATAAGATTGACAATACAGATTATCAGGGAGGCAGCAGGACATAAAAGGAGGTGGTCCGTATATCTCCCGACCGCCAGGGTAATGGCGGTAAACTTATTAACCCCAAAAAAGGAAAGAGAGGTACATATTATGGCAAAATTAACAGGAAAACATGCAGCACGTATTCCGGGGAATGGAGGATATCTGGCAGAGGGGCCGGACTTGCAGGAAAAGCAGCCTACTCCATACCTGTATGATGGACCGACAGACACACCGCATCCAGGTAAACACCAGAGCGGTGTGGGAGGTCCAAGTGACAGTAATAATAATGGAGTAGACGACGAAGAGGAGTAAGTTGCACCGGTACAACAATGGCCCTAGGGTATTCCTGGGGTCTTTTTAAATTGGAGGAAAAATACTATGAGTAAAACAGCTGAAGGATTAATACAGCACTGCAAGGACAAGCTGGGCACCCCTTACGTCTACGGCGCCAAGGGCGAGATACTGACGCAGGCCATCCTGGACAGGCTTGCCCGGGAGAACCCAAGCACATACACATCAACTTATAAGGCCAAGGCGGCTAAGTACATAGGCCAGCGTTGCACGGACTGCAGCGGCCTCATCAGCTGGTACACCGGGCGCATCCGGGGCAGCTACAACTACCATGACACAGCCGTGGAGCGGGCAGGTATCGACCACCTGAATGAGTCAATGACCGGCTGGGCGCTCTGGAAGCCGGGCCATATCGGGGTGTACATAGGTGATGGATATTGCATCGAGGCCAAGGGCATCAACTACGGAACCATCAAGAGCCGCGTGACGGCCACTCCCTGGCAGAAAGCCCTTAAGCTCTGCGACATCGACTACACACCGGTCCCGGTGACATACACCCAGGGATTCCAGCCGGCGGCAGACGGGCAGCGCTGGTGGTACCAGTTTGCAGACGGAAACTATGCGGCTAACGGCTGGTACTGGCTCCAGGAGATGGAGCGGAGGACATGGGGATGGTACTTATTTGACAGCGAGGGTTATATGCTGACCGGCTACCAGGTGGACCCAGCCGGCGAGGCATTTTTACTCTGCCCAGTAATAGGCAGTAATGAGGGCAAGTGCATGATTACGGATGCCAGGGGTGCACTGCAGATTGCGGATGAGTACGACATGATAAAACGACGGTACATGTTTGAGTGGTAGGTCCTTTTTAAAATTGGAATGGTACTGATATTTTTTCATACTATTCTGATGAGTGCAAAATAGTGTTATAAATGCATCATATGCGCGTTAATTCATTGCTTTCCACGCCATTTATAATGAAATTGAGACTCTGTAGGGTGGTAGCGGAATTTTTCTCCGTTTTTAGGTAAAAGAGGAGAGAACAGCAATTTTTTGCTGGCTTTGTTTACGAGAAAACACATATAAATTTACCTTAAAGGTAAATAATTAAGTTGACTTACCATTAACTAAATAGTATAATTAAATCGCTCAAAGAATAAACTGGAGGTGATGAGGGCTGGATATCTCATACAAGAATAATAAACTGGAACAGGTTTGTAATGATTATTCTGTCGCAAAGAAACGCTTTGGAGAGAAC